GTTCCACAATCTGGTGCTGTTGCAACTCGATAATATCTGCCGCAACCGACGCATTATGGTCTGAAGTTTCAAGATGGTCGGTCAGTCCAGACCATTTTCCATCCTCTTCTGCAAAATTCCGTAACCAGTTAACAATATAGTCCGCTTGGTTCATCTCACCCTCCAAATATCAAGTACAACAATCCAGCTATTGCACATCGCATTATCACGTCATGTGACTTGAGGTCGTTTTCGTCCCACCAGTCCTGAAATGTTTTCATCATTCACCTCTCCGTTGTAAGAAAAACCCCTAACCTAACGTTCTAGCGGGACTGCCGCGAAGCACACGCGCATATTGTTTCACCACACGTCTTACAATATCCGCTCATCGCTCTTTCCTTTCATAGCTAGGTGTATTTGTTGGTATAGACACCTGAATAGGTGTATATCAATCGTTAGGCATCAAGTGCGGCTCTTGCAAATTTTGCAATTTTCTCAGCCTGCGGAGGGTGATATGTCCACGATTCCCCGCCCCACACTCTCATGCTGTGCGTTTGATGTTCGCACTCCACTAGGGCGGCTTTCAACCGTTTTATTTCTGCTTCGAGCGTTGTGGCCGAAGCGCGGAGTTCAGATTCTATCCGTGCAAATTTATTTTGCTGCCAAGCAATAGTTTCCTTCATACCAATATGAAGTATCTTTGCACTAGCATCCCAAGCATCTTGACAACCAGTGCGCCCATGCTGCGGATTTTTCTGTACAGTTTTATACCATTCTTCAAATTCTTCACTCATTTTCCGTTCTCCTCTTGGACCGTATTTTTAGTGTCCTCTACAGCCTTAGCGTAACCATGATCGTAGCCTCGGTTATAGGCACGCTGGTAAATAATATCTATTGCGTCGGCTTTGATAAATTCCATCTCCCAACCGGGACTGCATTCCTCGCAATATCCGACATATCCACCATGCGGGCATTTACTCATGTCACCCATATATCCCCCGTTTCCTAACCCATCATTCAAGAGGGACAGGCCAAAAGCGGCCTGCCCCTTAGCTACACGTTAGCCGTCAATATCCGCCTTCACAAATTCGACTAAAGTTTTTCCGCAATACGGGCAAAACTTCATATCGTTTTCGTATGGCGTTCCTTCGGTTACTTCAAACAGATTCCCGCACTCGGTTTCCCATGCGCCATTATCGTCTTGCGCCCATCTGCATTTTTTCGTTTTCATGTTCTCTCTCCGTAGTAAAGTGCCGTCTAACCCGTCAATCAACTCGGACACGCTAAAGCGTGCCGCTCAACTCTACGAATGCCCCACCTTCGCGGCTAACTTCGCCTCTTCCATCAGCCTGTTGTGCTGACCGAATGCTTGTTCCATGTCCTCTTTGTAGTTCGCTTCAAGCTCCGCGACTTTGGCGCGCAGGGCGGTGTTCTCTTCCCATGCTTGGTGTAGTTCGTCCATTTCATTCTCCTATCGGTGTCATCACGCACATGACAAGTATCAAACATGTCAACAGTGCAACGGTAAAGAAAAACAGTATGTCAACGAGTTTCATTCCAGTCTCTCCGCCGCACGAATCTTTCGCATCTTCGCGCAGAATTTACATTGCCTATGATGTCCATGCTTATCATAATGGCTGTAAAACTCTGTCCCGCCGCATTTAACGCATGGAGTATTAAGTCTTGGTCGGCTCATCATGCCTCCTTTATTTGGATATTGTGGATATAGCGCATCAACTTCCGTTTCAGGATGTAAACCGGCAATTTCTTGGTCATCTCGCTTTTAACGTCAATCACTTCTTTCCTGCCATCCGAATAGGTAACAACAAAGTCGGCAACATAGGTTACGGCTCGTTCTCCGTCCTGCTTGGGGATTAGCTCATACTTCACCTGTCTGTCGATTGTAGCCACCCTCTCGCTTGGATTGGAGGCATTCTTGAGCGCCATCAGGGTATAGTAATAGCCTTCCTCTTTTCTGGAATCGAAGCCATTTGACTTTATGTTTTTGTACTTGCTCATTTGCTTATTCTTTTGCCTTTCAGTATATTTTTGCATTCTGCAATCGCTCGATCGCCGTCAGTCTTGACGGCGCCATACTTGCTCCGAGCCGAATAAACTGATTTTTTATCCTTGTATCCGTGTCGGTTCATTTTTTCAGCATCTCCTTCATGCGTTTAATTTGAGCTGCAACTTTCGCGTCCTTTGGTATGACCACTTCCTGCTTCGTTTCATCGAATTTTTCCAAGTAATCGGCGCATTTCGTTACCTGATTCTTTCCCGACTTGTATTCTTCATCAGTGCCGAAACTTACGCGCTTCTTCCTGCAACACCACTTTACAAATTGAGCTGGCGGCTTCGTTACATAGCAAGCTCGATGCAGGCACGAAGGACATATCATGCCGGAATCCAGTAGTACCAATATTTTCCCTTGCGCTCGCACTCGACCTTTTAAGATGTAATCCTAACATTATGCTGAGGGTGCAGATCGGCCTGATAGTTGGGCGACAATACCCAGTTGTCACCTAAATATTTCAGCGCCGCGTGGCGTTTTTCCTCGTAAGCATCTTCTGATTCGAGGCGTTCTTCCATCGCGTCTAACTCATCTTCCAAAATAAAGAATTTCATATTGGTAGCCTCCATTCAACTTCTTCCATTTTGTCAATCGCAAGCGAAAGATATGACGCAACATTGTCCAGGTCGCAAGCTGCCTCGGTGCAATAGATCGCTGCTCGGTAAAGACAACCTGCTGGCGTATCGATAAGGTCTCCTTGCACTGTTTCGCTCAGAATCTCGCACCTGTCGCGCATGGCTTCGGACAATTTCCGCATGTCCTCCGCGCTGGCGTATCGAATATCAGCCAGAATTAAAGGTAAATTTTTCATAGTCCCAATTCCTTTTTTATGTTGCAGAATGCGCCAATACGGATATGACGATGTGAGTCGAAAGCAATCACTTTTTCAAAATATTCGCCGTTCGCTCTCAGATTTTTAACTATCGTAACGCGGTCTTTGTTGCCTAAAAAGTCACGGTAGCAATTCACCACGCGCCAACGCATCGCACTACCACAAAGCGGCGTTGCATTCGGCACGGCTATAGCCCATATCCTGAACATGCTTAACCTGCCATCGAATAAATAATCATCAAATCGACAACGGCATAAAAAGCCGTGACCATTAGTGCGGCTACAATTGCATCTTTCATTTTGTCTCACCTCTCAGCCATTCGGTTGCAGCCTGATATTTGTCAGCCGGAATTTTAGCAATCGAACCGTAACGCTTAATCAGGCTATCTTTTTTTGCAGGATATGCGGCTACCAGATCACCGATAAAAATTGCTTGGTCGGCGGTTATAAATTCGTCCAGTCCTTCCTTGCTCTCTTGCACGGTCGGCATTGCTATAGTGACATTTTTTTCTGTCCCTCCCTTCGCCCATTGAGCAATCAATTTTCCGCTCTCCTCGTTTACTTGGCGATCGAGCGGGAATAACGCCTTGTGCTGCTCTTGCAGCTTGATGGGCTGCGGGATGCCTGGACGGTCGGCGGTAAATAAAAGGCTGGTCGTTGCCTCGAAGGGCAGGCTCTTGTCGCACACCGGGATCCAGCCATCCAACCCGGTTAGAGATTGCTTGGCATGGATAACAATTTTTCCGTTCTCGCGTACCATCTCCACCTTTTGCTCGGCCCGAAAGCATAGAATCAGGTGCGCCCTTACCTGCAATAACGATTGCACCATTTTTTTATGTGCCATTTTCGGCTTAATCCAAGCGGCCATCTTGCAGGATTCGCGTTTTTTCCAGTCATCGCCGGCCATACGGTCAAGTTCGTGTTCCTGCATGTCCAATACGCCACCATCACCGGCCCATACATGCGAAACGCTATCTACCACGATGACAGGATAGCCGGCCTTGTCTGCGGCGTGTATCGCCTCGGTATAGGCTTCGGGGCTGAATGGTTCGCGCAGGTCGCCGCAGTCGAAATTAAACTGGTCGGCATAGTGTCTGGCGCGTCCGTTCTCGGTATCTATCACCACAAAGGGCTTACCTTCTGACATGCCTGAAGCAAGTCTCATGGCGGTCATGGTCTTGCCGCTTCCCGTCCCGCCTATTAGGTTTATCCATAAGGATATGTTCTCTCTTGATGCCTTTTTGAACATCATTTTATTATTCTCCTTTGTTGTTATCGTCTATGTTATTTATCAAATTAAATAAAAATAGTTTTGTTTCTTCGTTAACTGTACTCATGTTCTTACCCTCCCAAACAAGAAAGCCTCGCGGTCGAAGCCGTGGGTTACTTCTGCCGTTTCCTCGGCGGTCGCCATCTCCCACGCTGGCGGGTCGAGTTCAATAATTTCCTGCGAATAGCATGGAAATATGTTTGATTCGATACAGGCTCCCCATATCTGGAGGGCGCGTTCAATCTTCACGTCCGCGATTGCCCTATACGCTCCGGTTAGCTCAACGAAATAGACCGGATAGGGCGGCAAAGTCTCGCACACGGCGAAAATAAAGCGGCATTCCTGCTCCAAGTCCATCCGAACAGCGCGCCTATACCATTCGGACTGCACATCATAGCCATTTGACGAAAGGGATTTAATCCAGGCGCTTTGTGTGAGTTCGGTAAATTTCAGATCGACAATCAAGCTATTGTCGTTGTTAAGCCAGTCCGGTCTCGCTTTGCATTTTAAGGCGCCCTCATTCCAGAATAGGGAAGTCTCGGCCTGTCCGTCCGTGTCAAGGTGAATGCTTAGCGCCGATTCAATCTGAAGCCGTGCCGTTGCTGCGATGGCGTAAAGCTCGGCGGCCTTGTCAGCTATTACCGGTATTCTGCCGGCTTGCCGGGCGTCGTCCCTTGCCTGCTGTGCTGCCTTCGTGCGGAAGTCGGGCGCGTCGATTAGTTGGATTATGTCATCCTCTCCAAGCGTCAGAGCGTGCCGGATGGTGCCGCGCTCCTGCTGCGGCGTCGGGTCGTCGTGCGGGTTGATCTGCTGCATACGAGCATGAGCGGCGCTCTTTTGTAAAAGCGTCTTAATGGTCGATGCGCTTAATGCGTCGATGCGGTGATACTCGGCGGCTGGGATAATCTTTTTCATATTAGCAATTACTTATAAATAAGGGATTAGAATAAGGCCGACAGCGGCGCCGGCCAGAATTCCAATGATGCAAAAGGTAATTATAGTAAAGCCTGCTGGCGTGGTGGTTGCGGCTTTGGGCGGTTCATCTGCTGAATGGCTGCGCGGGCGCATTGCCTGATTTTAATAAGCGCGCCGGAATACTCAAGGGCGCGGCTCTCTACCATAGGGCTGCTTGTGTCGAGTGCGTCCGTGTGTTCGATAATGCTCTCAAAATAATCCTGTATTGATTGGCTCATAATCCTACCCTTTCATTTTTTCCGAAATAAAATACTTTATCCTCTGGCTGCACTCTGGCTGTTCGGCTGCTGGTTTTTATCCATAGCGAGCCGTTTGTGGATTGCTGTTCTCCCCGTCTACCAGGTCTTTCAGTCTGGACAAAACAGCGTCGATAAATTCCGGTGAGCCGTCAATCCTGATTCCGCAAGCGCCGTAAGAGCTTCCCTTGCTCTTGTACGGTATCGCGTCCATTACTGGCAAGATCGGCAAGTTAGCCGTTAAATTCGCCCATTGGTTCAGTGTGTCTTCTTTTGTTGCCATGATAATCTCCGTTCTAAGTTAAGAGTTAAGTAATTGTTATTGCTGGTGCTACAGTTAGGATTCTACACTTCCTTATACATACGTCAAGTACAAAAAATACAAATAGTTAGCTATAATTATTCACAAATAATACACATATCCACAGGACTGTAGAGTTAAAAATGAGTTATCCACAGGGGCAACAAAAAGCGTGCCAGAAAAAAAGACTTGACAAATAAAAAAAAGAGGCGCAACATTCGCAGCAAGTCGGGTGGCTCCTGGCTTACATTTACACACGAAGCGCGAACCCTTTAGAAGAGGGCTGTTTGTTTTTCTGCGGTGTTTTATGCCTTCGTGTGGCATCTGTCAGAAAATCGGCCAGCCAGCCCGGCCTTCTCCTAAAGGGTTTTTTTATGTCTGAATTAATGACTACTGACGAGCAACAAAAGCTCGTCAATTCAAGAAAAGCCATAGAGTTACGCAATAGGCTCATCCAGATTATTCAAAGCAAAAAATCCACAAAAGAGGAAGTAAAGGAAGCTAGAACATTTTTGTTTGCATTGTCACCAAAACATTATTACGAGCTTCAAAATATCGAGAAGAACAAGAAATTACATAAAGCTAATTTGAACCGTAAAGCATTAAATCATTAATCGAGTCGCAATCGCGGCTCGTCACCGCAAACCAGATCATAAGGATAGTTTGACGGCTCTAGGGTAAGGCCTCTCGACCCAGTGCAGTGGCAATTCCAGTTTAATTGACTGTGACCGCATCCACTATAAAAACCGCAATCCACATGGGCAAGGCAATGTTTCGCCTACAAAATTCACGTTAAGATGTAGGAAAAAATCATACCACGGCGCACCCTCCCGACCGTATAAAGGGGGGTTCGTACCACGCTGGACAGCGCCGAAGGGTTGCGGTAGCATACCCTGACTAGATTCTTCTCACTCAGCTAAGTCTCGCTAAGTTCTCCACTTGCTGCACTAGCGACTTCTAAAGTAAACACTCAGCTTCCAAGTTCCTTTAAAACCGATGCAGTATTCGGGCCGTCCCCGTTCTCGCTCGTTCTTACTTAGGCGTAACACCTCTCTAGCAGACTAATACCCTCGCGTACCTCTTATTCTTGCTAGTCAGTGCCTAATTAATACACGAAAGATGCTCTTTCATGTGAGTGATGGACTACGTCCCCCTTATAGCTCCCCTCTCATCCATAAAGAAATGCTTATGCATGTATTCGTAGTATATCTTTGACTGGTCTGTTCGGTGTGGCGGTCTGCCGGGTGTTCCTGCTTGCGTTGAGTGTTGCGATCCGCTGTTGTGAGCGTTCTACGGAGTGCTGATGCAGATGGGTTTGAGGTTGGTAATTGAGGTGCGCCCTCATGTACTTTCCCAGAAAAAAAAATGGTTTTACCTGTTGTCTCTATACTGGGCGTGTGGTTTGATGGTTTTGGTATTATTAAAATAGGTATTTGACGTGGCTTTTGTGTTCAGAGCGTTAGCGTCCCTGTGACTTTTGAGTGCTGGTGCAAGAGCGCGTAGCGTGCCTTTGTGGTTTGTAAAGATGTAAAGATATTGACAAGTTTTATATTATTGGTTTAATATAGATGAAGAAGTCAAACGAGAAGAAGGAGAAGTGAGATGAAGAAGGCTGAGAAGCGGGAAACTTTCATGGACGACCAGAGGAAGGTTGACACGAAGAAGGAGGTGTCCAAGGGAAAGGCTCCGGTATTGAAGGTTGACAAGAAGTTGGCAAAGAAATAGTTAATTTTACGAGGGGGCTGAGATGAGCGAACGGATTTATGTTGTAACTGTTGGTGGTGTTGAGCGTTTGATAAGTGCAAAATCCAAGGCTGAGGCGTTGTCGTATGCTGTAAAGACGACGATGCAATTTGCCTTGGCGACGCAAAAGGACTTGGTGGATTTGATAACCGATGGGATTATGGTTGAGAGTGTTACGGATGTTGAGGAAGAGAGTGAGTGATTTATGTTTGTGGCGCGACCCGCTGAAGCCTGTTGTGCATCGAATCATCTGGTTTTTGCTTGATATTGGAGCGCCTGGCAAGGAGTTGAAGCACGGTTGGCAGATGCAGGCTGCGGCACAGCTTGGTATGACGCGGATTACCCTGCACCGTCATGTAATGCGCATGGTGGATCAGGGGATACTTTTTGATGGTGGGAAGAAGGGCGAGGTTGTTCTAAACACCGATATATTCAGGAAGCGTGCCAAGCCGGAACTAATCAGGATGGACAAGAGGGGGCCAAGGTAACTGAATGCTGTTGACATGTAGTTATCTATGTGCTTAAATGTGTGCCTCATGAAGAGAACGAACTATTATTTTCCAGATCAGATGCTAAAGCGCGTCAAGCAGGCTTGCGCGATCATTGGAATCCCGATGAGCGAATTCATCCGCCGTGCAGTAGAAGCCGCACTAAAGGAGGAAAAGCTGTGATCCAGTGCCAGCTAAAACTTAGATTGAGCGCAACCAAAGAAGCGCAGCTAAATGACTGGATATGGTCTTTGACTGCGGTTCACAACTTCGCCGTTCGCAAGATAGAGCTTGACGCAAAGGATGGTATTTTCTACACCGGCATGGGCTTCCATAATATCCTCGCATATCACGGGAAGAAGATCGGCATACCGAGCCATACGGTACAAGGAATGCTGGAGCAGGTTCACACAGCATGGTCACGGTGCTTCAAGAAGATAGGCGGCAAGCCGAAGCTCAAAGGCATGCGCAACAAGTTAAATTCAATACCGTTCCCTGACCCCATCAAGTCGCTGGAAGGGAACCACGTCAAGCTGCCCGGCGTCGGGTTATTGCGTTTTCACAAGCAGGATATACCGGAAGGTAAGATCAAGTGCGGGCGCATTGTCAAGCGCGCTTCCGGCTGGTATCTGTGCCTGTTCATTGATGCGTATCGCAAGCCGATTGCCAGAACATGCTCAGGTATGATCGGGATAGACCCCGGATTCAAGGATTTGATCGTAACCTCGGACGGCGAGAAAGTGCCGCACCCGAAAGAGTTGCAATCCTCGCTAGAGCGTCTAGGACAGGCGCAGCGCGGCATCAACCGCAAGCTGGTAGCAAGGCTGCACGAGCGCATTAAAAACCAGCGCAAAGACCGCAATCACAAGCTGTCGTTGCGTCTGGTGCAAGAGAATACCCTGATCGTTTTCTCGAAGGACAACATCAGAGGGGTAGCAAAGAAGTTTGGGAAGAGCGTAGCCAGCAGTGGGCATGCTCAACTTAGGTCAATGTTGAGTTACAAGAGCATTCAAAGCGGTACTCAATATATCGAAGTCAATTCCCGCAATTCCACAAAGACATGCTCTTCGTGTGGCTCATTGTCTGGGCCAAGCGGTTTGAGCATGCTTTCAGTGAGGCAATGGGAGTGTAGCTGTGGAGCCAACCACGACAGAGATAAAAATGCTGCCGTAAACACCCTTTTGCTGGGCATGGAATGTGCCTCGAACGATGGAGGATTGCGCCATGCCGCATAACTCCGACCGGAATCCCCACGCCTTCAGGCGTGAGGAGGTTCAGAAGTCGTTTGCTGATTACTGGATAGAGCATTTTGATACGCTGGACGAGGAAGCGAAGCCTGTTTTCCTGCTGAAACTGAAGCGCGAATGGCGCGAAGAGGGAAATCACGACGCGATGGACGCGTTCTTGCAGTTGTGCAGCAAGTGGATGAGCGAACCAATACCAAAGTGAGCGGTTTCAATCTCAAGAACTTCTGGAAATTCGCGGCCTCCCTCAAGGTTGACACGAAGGAATCCGACCAGATAACGCTGGCACAGGAAAACCTCCTCGGCACGCAAATCTACATGATAGAGGAGATTGCGAAGGGGATAGAGGAGGGTGTTCACCACTTCGTAATACTAAAGGGCAGGCAGCTTGGCATCACCACTATCTCAATCGCGCTCGACCTTTACTGGGCGATGAAGCACAAGGGCATGTCGGGTTCTCTCGTGACGCACACAGAAGAAGCAAGGGAGATGTTCCGCGCCACCATCACGATGTACATGGAGTCGCTCCCCGACGAATGGCGCGTACCGATCGTCACCCACAACCGAACTCAACTGGTTCTTAAAAACCGAAGCCGATTTTCATATCAGGTTGCGGGAACCCGAAAAAACAGTAAACTTGGGAAAGGGCAAGCACTCACTTTTCTTCATGCGACCGAGGTTTCGGAGTTTGGAGACGAGGAGGGCATGGCATCACTGGAAGCCTCTCTTGCAGAAAACAATCCGAACCGTCTGTTCATCTACGAGTCAACGGCCGAGGGGATGAACCATTATGTTGATATGTGGGAAAATGCCAAGTCAGCGACCACGCAGCGTGCGATATTCATAGGTTGGTGGCGGCATCAGGGATACCGCAAGAAGAAGGGCACGCAGGAATACCGCGTTTACTGGGATGGCAAACTCACGCACGAGGAGCGCAAGTGGGTGACGCAGGTAAAGAAGTTGTACAATTTCGACGTGGACGACGAACAGATTGCATGGTGGAGATGGAACCTTGCCGAAAAGACGCGTGACGAACAGCTTATGTATCAAAACTTCCCGCCGACGGAAGATTATGCGTTCGTCATGTCTGGTACTAATTTTTTTAATCCATCGCGCATTACTGACGAGTACAAGGTTGCTATCAAGATTCCGGTGAGCAATTTCCGCTTCGTCCTGCGGCAGAACTTCGAGGACACGGAACTGACCGGCTGCAACGAAAAGATGGCTAATTTGAAAATATGGGACTTTCCGCAACACGGGGGTCATTATGTTATCGGAGCAGACCCCGCGTATGGTTCTTCAGAATGGGCCGACCGATTCTGCGCATCAGTGTTCCGTTGTTATAGCGACGGCATGGAACAGGTGGCAGAGTTCAATACGGCAGATTGTTCTCCTTATCAGTTTGCCTGGGTTGTTTGCTATCTTGCAGGAGCGTACATGATGAACGGCGCGTCCACCTGTATGCTGAACCTTGAGATTAACGGGCCGGGACAGGCGGTGCTGACCGAGATGAACCAGCTAAAGCGCGTCGCGGCCAATGCGAAGGGCGGGAATTCGCGCGGGATACTCGACGTGGTGGCCAACATACAGAACTTCATGTACAAGCGGCAGGACTCGTTCGGGGCACCAAGCGCGTACCACACACTTTCCAATACGCGCGAGAAAGAGCGTATGTTCAACTGCTTCAAGGACGGCTTCGAGCGCGGTATGATACGCGTGAAATCGCCCGGCTGCATCGACGAGATGAAAAATATCATCAGGGAAGAGGGCTATCTGGGCGCGCCCGGCAGAGGCAAGGACGATCGCATCGTGGCGGCAGGACTGGCGACCGTGACGTGGATTGATTATGTGAGAATACGCATGGTGCAAATGCAACTGAGCCGCGAAAACTGCATGAAAAGGGATGCAGAGGGCAAGAGCGGGGGCGGGACGGAAAGAACTGTCGAACGGTACCTCCAGCAGATAGGAGTGGGTCAGGGGATGCCGCGATGATTTGCATAAGCCCCGGCAAGGGCGGCAGGTACGGCCCGCACAAGGTACGCGTCATTCTGGAAAAGGACGGCTCAACACAAAGCTGGGAAAGTGAGTACCCAATATACTCGCAAGACGAGCTACGACGCCGTATAGCCAGATACCGAGGCACCCCGTCGAGTAATGGAATACCGAAAAAGCCGAGTACGGTTCTGGCGATACTGGACATAACCTATCTGGCCAACATAGATCGATGCAATAAGAATTTTTGGGATTTCATGAAGAACAAGCACACTTTCGGTGAAAAGGTGTCGAGGCGTCTTAGCCGGGCGGTGTACCTGTGTGATTCGGGCAGGGTGCGCAAATTCCAGTGGAAGTGGTATGCGATTTACGACAAGCCTTGGAAACCGGCGGTGAAGGAGATGCGCGTGAATGTTAATTTTTTGAGCGGCGTGACGATAGTCAAGCCTGTTCCTGAAGCAAAATTTGAAACGATGCCCACATTTGCCGAACTGTTCGGACGGAGGAATAAATAATGCCCGCTTTAAACGATTACATCTGTGCCGTTCACGGCAAGTTCGATTCCTTCACCGGAAAGTGTCCGCACGGCTGCGGTAAGGAGTTGGTGCAAAAAATCTTATCCGCTCCAGCCCTGCTTTCGGGGCGCACAAGGAGCATTGACAAGACGGTGCGCGACTTGGCCAGCGATGCCGGTGTTACAAACCTGAACAACAGGGGCGGGCAGGCGGCTTTCCAGTACGATACCAATATGGACAAGGCGGCAGACGACATGCGCCGGCAGATGATGAGCGGGCAGACGTATGCGGGCGCACTCAACGGAGGGGAAAACGCCATAGCGGGCACACTTGCAGAGAATCATCTTCAGGGGGACAATGCCTTCGCTCAAGTCAAGGACTTGATGACGCAACCAAAACCGATCGTGCATGGCGCATGGGACGGAAAGGATTAACCATGAAAATACCCGAAAAACTCGAGGAACGCGACTCGTTCTATACCGACCTGATTCGGAAGTGTACCGCGACGCAGGACGAGCGCGCGACGGAGTACGGGATACTGCGGCACTTTTATCTGTTCGGGCGCTCGCCCGAGGAGGACGAAAACTATTTCAACAAGATATTCCCGCACATCGATACCCTTGTTGCATTCCTGTTCGCAAGTGAAACGACAAAGTTCTCCATCCACCTGCCGAGCGGCGAGAATGAGGAGGAGTACCTGAGATTAAAACCGCTCAACCGCGCCATGAACGATATGTGGCTGTCAAGCAACGCCGACCAGGTGTTCAGTCAGGCGCTTACATGGAGCCTCGTTTACAATTCCATGTTCATCAAACTCATACCCAAGGGGCAGGAGATATATCCGTTCTGCATCGAGCCGTCATGTATGGGCGTGCTGCGCGAGGACTTGCCCTACACCGACCGGCAGGAGGCGATAACCCATACCTTCTACACTACCAAATCGCAACTTGAAGATGATTTGATTTCCCACCCGCAAAAACAGTACATTCTGGATAACGTGTCGGCATCGCCCGTCGATATGAACAAACCGGACGGGCTTTCGCGCATCCTGCTGACTTCATCGAACCCCACCATGCAGGGGAGCGTGAACTCCAACCTCAACCTCAACATCCAGTACATACCCAAGGTGGACGAGGAACTGATACTCATGCACGAGCTTTGGGTGTGGGACTCGGACTTGCACGATTACCGCGTGGTGACGAGGACGGATACGGGGTTCACGATTTACGACCGCGAGAATTTCTTTCTGAAGGGCGAGAACCCCTTTATCCAGATATGCGCGAACCCCATGTATTCGTACTACTGGGGATTGTCCGAAGTGGCCGGCATGACGGGCTTGCAAAGGTGGCGCAACGAACGTGTCGAACAGATACGCAAACTTCTCAACTTGCAGGTGAACCCGCCGACCGCAATGACTGGATGGATGGGATTGCTGGAGGAGAAACAGTATGCGGCATTTTCACAGGGTTCGTACATCTCGACCGACGGAATGCAGTCAAAAGTCGAGCGGTATGCTCCCGAGATACCCACTGACGTTTTTGCGGAAGTCAAGGAAATTGACGCTCAGTTTGCGGAGCAATCCGGTCTGCAAAACATCCTCATGGGAAAAGGTGAAACGGGTGTACGTACGGGCAAGCAGACCTCAGAACTTGCAAGACTTTCTTCGGCGCGCATCAAGAAGCGGGCGCTGGTCGTGGAGGACGCACTCGAAGGTATGGCAACGCTGTACCTGAAGCTCATGCGCAAGAACGACCCGACGATTTATATGGACGAAAAGAAACAGGAGTTTGTCGCCAGCCAGTTCACCGAACATTTCGTTGTCAAGGTGGACGCGCACAGCAATAGCCCGCTCTTTGTCGAGGACTTGAAATCGCTGGCGATGGAGATGTTGCAGGCGCATTGCATAACACGCGAGCGGTTCATACAGATAATATCCCCTCCCGACAAGGAACTGATAATCCGCGAACTTAAAGTCATAGAGCAGAAAGAGGCCGAGGCGCAGAAAGCGGAACAAGAGGCGGAAGCGGCGAAGAACCAGCCGAAAGGCGAATAGGCATGACCGACGACGAGGCCATCGCTATCGGGTTGGATGGCAACAGGATGCAGTCCGAGGGAAAGTTCAGGGAGGCGGTCGCCTGCCACATGAAACTGCTGGAGCATAACCCGTCCAACTTCGGCGCGGCCTTCAATATCGCGGTGTGTTATATCAATCTCGAACAATACCAGCTTGCGATAGATTACGCGATGAAGGCGATAGCGAATAACCCAAGATGGGCGCAGGCGTTTCATGTTTTGGGAAGCGCATATCACGAGCTGGAAAATTATGTCATGGCGGAGCGCAGCTACAAGATGTGCCTCTACCTTGATCCGCAATCCGAGGACGCGAGAATCAGTCTGTGCCATCTGCACGCGCAAAAAAACGAAGTGGGATACGCTCTGAGGATGGGGCGCGAGGCGGTAGAACTGAACCCGAAAAACTTTGCCGCGTGGCTGAACCTCGGCAACGCTTACTTGCCGCAGGGCGACTATCACGAGGCGATAAAGTGCTACCGAGAGGGCATAAAGTGTGGCGGCGAAATGGCTTCAGCCATACACAGCAACCTTATTTTCACGATGGACTTGTGCGGCGATTTTTCCATGAAGGACTTGCATGACGAGCGCAGAATGTGGGATATGATGTGGGCACAAAAATATCTTCCTAACATAAAATCAGGTAACGCCGTTTCAGGTGATTTTGATATGTGTGTGAGTACACACTTGACAAACGCTTTTATATGCGAGTAGAGTGCCAATCAGCAGTATAGCTGACCTGCTCAAAGTTGGCTCGAACGAACTAGGAGAAAATCATGGCCAAGCGCGGACGTAAACATAAGCGTAAGTAAGCTTATCGCCCTTACAAGGGTCAAACAGGAGGGCGTCAGACCTCCACTTATTTTTAACTGAAAAAATAGTGAGAAATCACTTTTCAGGGTGATAAAAAATGATAAACGGAATGTTGCAACCGGGTGAACAGGTATCCAACCAGCGCGAGGATAACTTCACGGCAGCACAAAACATGATAGGCCAGATAAACGTCGCTGGAGGCCAGCTAATCTGTCCGAACATTTCCGTTGGTTCAGTAGCACTTGCCTCGATGGGCACAAATACATCGGACATAGCAGGGCAATTCTGGATTACCGATATAGAAGTTCCTTACAATCGCATTCTCAAAAACATCAGTATGCTTTCCGGCGGAACCGCCACAACCGATTACTGGTTATGGGCGATTTACGATTCGTTCGGCTATCTTCTGGCTTCGAGCGCGGTTGCCGGGCAGTTGCTTGCGACGGCAAACTCTTGGCAGACACAGCCGATTGCGCTGACTTATGCGCGCGGTACGACAACATCCACACCTGCAACAAGCGTTCAACTGTACGGGCCGCAGCAATACTATATTGCCGTTCAGGGCAACGGCGCCACTGGCGGAGCATTGCAGACCATACCTGCACCTTACCAGATGTGTACCGGCATCCTCGCAGGGACATTCGGCACGATACCTGCCACGATTACGGTACCAACTACTTTCACGGCTGCAAAAGGCCCGATTATTTACCTGAGCTAAGACATGGGCTATATCCATACAGACCTGAAACTTCTCGACCCCGCCACAGGGACATTCGATGATCTTGACGGAGGTTCTCAGACGACCAGGATACTTCTGTTGAATATCCTCATGGAGTTGAGGGTACACACACAGTATTTGCAGGCGATGAACATTGGCATAGTGAATGACGACCCAGCGCAAATGCGGATTGATACCGCGCTCGACCCAAGCTCTTTAACACCTTTCACGGCAACATCGAACTTCTAGGAGATATTCATGGCACAAAACCAACTGCTCGTTGCAAACCCCGCGACCACACAATCGACTGACGGTACGCTAACCATAGGAAGCGCCGGTCGCCAGAACGACGCGCTGATTTCCGAGGTTCACGGAAAATGGTACACAGCCGGTTATCGCGGTGCGACATTCGTGACTTCCACGCTTATCGCCGGTATTACCGTTCCCGTCGCTGCCGCAACATTGGGTAGCAAGTTCACCCTATGGAACCCGGCAGGCTCAAACAAGATAGTAGAGCTTATCAGCATTAACGTCGGTCTTAGTGCTGCGACCACTGTCGTTTCCGGTCTTGGCCTGATGATTCAGCGCAATATGTCAACTACTTCCGGTATCCCGACTTCGTTGACTTCGCAATATACAGCGCCTTTAGGGTTATCCGGCACCGCAGCAGCAGGCGCTTACTCGGCAGCGACTCATACCAACGTGGCGATTCCGGGCGTTTCGGCGGCAACACCCGTGCCGATTCCGTTCTACAACATTCTGACCTTTGGCGCCGTGACAGACTCGGGCGCACAGGCTTTTGACCACTTTTTTGACGGTCGTATTTTGCTCGGACCCGACTCGTCTGTCGCTCTTTGCGATACGGTAGGTACGGAATTGACGATTGTTGCAACATTAACATGGGCGGAATGGCCCCAATAACATGCCGATTCCACCAGAATTGCAGAAGTTGATGGGCGGCGGCCAGAATCCCGCGCCACAATCACCGATGCTTGGTGGCGGTGCGCCACCAAACGGGCCAGCGTCGGCGCCCATGAGTACACCCCAGCCGAACGAGGGTGAAAAGCAGGGCGCGATGGCACAGGTGCAGATGGCGACGGACTTACTGGAACAGACTTTGAAGCCGTTTGGCTCGGAAACCGAAGAGGGTCAGGTGATTCTTGAGGTGCTAAAGAAGTTGGGAACGAAGTTTGGCGACAAAAAAGAGAAGGCTAGGGGGCTGATTCCCTCGGAGATTATGAATTTAGTATCAAGCCTGCCAAAAGGTGTCGGCGGAATGCCCCCACCCGGCGCAGGCGCACCACCACCGGGAGCTGGAATGCCCCCACCACAAATGTAAACTGGAGATGATGCCATGACTGAAATGAGTTTGTTCAAACCAAAGAACTATCCCGCACGGAAGCCGACCGACGCGAAGCTGATGAACGGGAATATCGCAAATCCTCCGCGCTACAGCGAGATCGGCGGGCTAGACGCGCCGCACAAAGGCGGGCACGGCGAGTTCAAGAACAACAAGTCCTTGCGGAAGCCGGGTGGAACGAAGTAAAGTAAGCACTAACTAACCAACTAAGGGGCTAAAAATGGGAACAGTGAGCTTGGAAGGGATGTCGGCGGAGGCAATAAGCGGTCTGGCGATGATTGCGAAGGGGTTGAGTGACAATCCGGCTACACGCGGCGAGTTTCTCAACCTGACCAAGAAGGCGAACCCGCACTTGGCCATACCGGAAGTTGACGTTCCGGTGCAGATTAACGGTGCGATTGCCGAAGAACGCGCCAAGCGCGAGGCGCTGGAGCAAGAAATTTTGAAGGACAGAGTGGAGCGCGACGTGGAAAAGCGGCGTCTCCAACTGATGAAGGATAAAGGTCTGACCGAAGCACAAGTGGGTGAGGTCGAGGCGCTGATGGTTGAGAAGCAGATTCCGAACCACGAAACGGCGGCGGATTTCTACAACATGCAGCGACAGGCCGCGAAGCCGACTCCCTATGCGGGATACGGTTCCCAACAGCTACCCAAGGTGGATACCAAGGATTTCGGCGGGAATATCGGTCAATGGGCAAGGAATGAAGCTGCACAAACGATTCACGGTATCAGATCAGGTCAGATTAAGGTTTAAGGATTTGTGAGTGTCAACAATGGTTAACTACTTGAAAGGAAACTAAAATGCCAGTATTAGGCTCAGGAATTATGCCCGCCCAAGGGGCAATTTCGGCGGAACTTACAGCCGTTACACGTAGGGCTTTTGTACCTAAACTTATAGTCCAAACCTATCAGTCAACGCCATTGCTGGCGATGCTGTTAGCCAACAATCAGTCTGCTTCTGGTGGCGCGTCGAGCATCACGGTTCCGGTGCAGGGCACGAACATGGTGACGACGCAGCAATCGGATTATTCCGGTTCGTTCGCGCAGCCAAGCGTGCAGCCCGGCATACAGAACGCGGAGTTCAACTTGAAGTTGTCGATCACTCCGATACCTTTCCTCGGCATGGAGGCTGCGGTTCAGATTGATTACGCGGTTATCCCCATCATCGAGGCGCGCATGAATGACGCCGGAAATAACCTTGCGGCTTTCTGGTCGAATGCTTTGTACAACAACACATCGAACAACCTGCAACTCATCGGCCTTCCCGGTGCGGTTGACGACTCGACCAACTTAGTGAGCTACGGCAACATCAACCGTTCGACCAACACCTTCTGGAAGGCGAAAGTCTATAATGCCGGCTCGGTCAACCCGACACGACAGAACGTGCTTCAGTACCTTACCGGTTGCGCCAAGTCTGCGGGCGGCGAGATGCCGAACTTCGCGGTGTGCGGCTTCGGCACATGGGCGCTGCTGGCTCAGGACTTTATCGGTCAGGAAACGTACATGGTCACGCCGGGCGCGTCCTTCGACAAACTTGAAGATGGCCCACGCAGCGGTTTCCGCGCGCTGATGGTGGCTGGCGTACCGGTGTTTGCCGACATGAACTGTCCCGAAGGCACGATGTACATACTGAACAGCAACTATCTGTCCATGTATATCCACGAGCAGGGTTCGTTTGCCTTCACCGGTTTCGAGTCCACCTTGAGCAACTGGCAACTGGGTTATGTTGGCGCGATCGTGAATATCGCTGAATTGGTACTGACGAAGCCATCGTCCTGCGCCCGCGTGGGTTCGTACAACTACATTTCGCTATAAGGAGAAACTGATATGTCATTCAATCAAATGGGTTTCGTTGGACAGAATCCGTCACAACGCGCCGCGATATTCAACCAGAACGCAGGTCAAGTCGTCAACGCGGCCGCAGCAGGAACGGTTTTAGACTTGAGTTTGGCGGCCGGACAGACGTGCATTATCCCTGAAGGACAGTGGATTTCCTTTGCAGGCCCGTATTCGGACTTGCAGGTATTCGACATGGGTCAGCAACGCTGGATGGCTTATACGCCGCTGGACTCCGCTCCCCTGCCGATTTCGTCAGATGGCACGAACTACCGCTTCGCCAACTCGTCCGGTTGCCCGGTAGGTGCAGTCGTTACTAACGGCGGCACGTCATTGGGTGCTACTACCTTGCCTACTGTCTATACGCCTACCGGCTACTGGCAGAGCGGGTCATTCACGACTCAGGCAACACCATCGCTCACTTGTACTCCATCATCCGGTTCGTCCTTGTGGAATACTTTTATCGGTGGCAATGTCAGCACGTCGCAGACGATTACTACCCCAGGAACGGGCTATACCTACGCGCCGAAGATTCTGGTCTTGCCCCCATCGAACCAAGGATCGCAGCCGTATATTCCAGCAACCATGACCTGCGTGCTGTCCGGTTTTGGAGTCGGCGCGATTACCGTCACGAACCAGGGCGCGGGCTATGTTTCTGCACCAACCATCGTGTTCCTCAACCAGCCCGGCGATACGTCTGGTTCCGGTGCGGCATTGACCTGCGCACTGGCAAATACAACCACAACAGGCGTTGGCCAAGTAACTGCCGTGACCATCAACAGCTCGGGTATCGCGTACGGTGCTGCCTTGACTGCGGTTCCGACACTTGCCTTCGCGGGTACTAGCGCACCGGCTTCATGCGCCGCGACCGCGCTGATGAACTTCTCGTTGACCAGTGCTGCGACCGGCACGGTTACGGCCGGCACAACTTATGTCGGCGGATACCAGTATTATGTTGTCGGCGGCAACAACACCACGACCACGATATATACCAATCCGGCAATCGAGAAGGGAATCAACCAGCCGCAGCAACCGATTATCAACAGCGCGACAACCGTTGTTATCGGCATGAACTCGCCGGGCACGAACTTTGTGTTCAACGGTGCGGGCTATCAGGTAATACCGCCCTTGATTACGATTCAGGGCGTAGGTACGGGCGGTTCGATCACCGCTCCTTCTGTTGGAGGCGTGAGCGATACCTGCTTGTTATATCCGATTTAACATAGAGAAGAAAGGGCTGCTATGTTCCTCGTAAAAAACAGTAATTCATTCGACTTTGAAGGCAGGTACGCGAGTATAGACTATCGCTTTCCTGCCGGAAAAAGTACCGCAATCCCAGACGACGCGGCACGCCATATCTTCGGCGTTGGCGACGCAAATAAAACAGATGTGCTAGTCCGTAACGGGTGGGTGACGACAAGTTCACAACACCAGTTGGGACTCGACATACTCAACAAATTCTCCTTCAATGTTGCAGACGAGCTGATTGCTGGCGAGATAATCGACGCGCCGAGGCTTTCTGCGTCAAAAGGAAAAGAGCAAGACTCAGCCCCCTTGCAAAAGGGAAGTGGCGGGGAAGCAAAGGGTTCTGACGGACTCGATGAACAACCGCCACAACCCACTATATTCGGGGGTAGCATCTTGGATACGTTGGAAAGCGTAGCAGGAGGTTAGCGGTGTGCAAAATCCTCCTCTGTTATCAGATTATTTGACGCAAACTCAAAGACTTTTGCATGATAGCACGGCAGTTTACTGGTCTGTTCCAGAGCTGACCGACTACATCAACACGGCGCGTATGCGCGTCGTGGCCGATACCGGATGCAACCGCGTTCTCCAGACGTTAAATCTCACACAGGGGCAGGAAACCTACGCCTATTCCGCGCTGCCGTCGGGTGCTTCGACGTTCGACGTGCTGAACCTGACGGTATTATGGGGCGGATTGCGCGTGCCGTGTACCTACATGCCCTATACCGAGTTCAACCTCAAGATGCGCGCGTGGCAGAATTTCCAGAACAGACCGACCGTTTACACGGTTTATGGCGGGAATACCGTCTATGTCGGCCCGATACCAGACCAGACTTATGTGAGCGAGTGGGATACCGTCGTATCTCCCGCCATGCTCGTCAATCTCACAGACCAAGACACGATATATTTTCCGTTTTCCGACCCGATACCGTTCTACGCCGCCTATCTCGCCAAGTACAAGGAGCAGAGCGTGGAAGAGGCGAACCGATTCCTTCAATCCTACGCGCAAAAGACCGCACAGGCCGTGCGTTCTTCGTTCACGCGCCGGATAACCAACCCATATAGCGTCTAGGGGGCAGCATGAACGCTCCTGCCAAAGTAGAGGGCAAGAAAAAGGACAAGTCCTTCCGTGACTTCAAGGGCGTCAACACGCAGTCTGACAGGCGCGTAATCGACGACGACGAGTTCGCTTGGCTGGAAAACGTACAGCCGGTCGGCCTGGGCAATGCCCGGGCACTTGGCAACGCGACAGCGGCGGTCGTAACATTGGGCGTTGCCTGTTACTACATGGCGGAGGGCAACCTGTCGAATGTGTCCTATATGTACATGTTCTCGACCGACGGTTCTTGCACACAGGTCAACCTGACAAGCTATGCGACAACGACGGTGGGCGCTGCTGGCACGTTCTCGGGAACGACCTCGCGCATATGTCAATGGCAAAACTCTCAGATTTGCATAATCGACGTTTCTAAAGGATATTTCACTTGGAACGGCACGACTCTGACTGCATACAATGGCACGGTTCAGTCCGTTACGGTGAATATCGGCGGCACGGGGTTCACCAATGCCACAACGACGACTTTAACCCCGTCAATCGGATCAGCGAGCTTTTCCTGCACCTTGTCGTGCAATCTTGCAACACTTCAGGCAGCGGGCACAAATTACATTGTTGGCGACGTCCTGACGGTAACAGGCGGCACGTTCACTTCCGCCTGCAACATCACGGTCAGCGCAATCAACGTGTCTACGGGGGCGATTACCGGAATCAACCTGAACAATCCAGGAATCTATACCATTTACCCCGGTGCCAACCCTGTATCGGTCACGGGCGGGCACGGCACACTAGCGACGTTCAACCTGACGTTCGGCATCTATCAGGTGGCGGTAGTATCGCCCGGAAGCGGATACGTCTCGGCTCCCACGATTACGGTTGCAGGTGCCGGCGCCGGTGTGAATGCGCAACTTACCGTCAATATGGGCATCACGGCGAACGGAACGACCTTGGCGACGTATGCGGGACGGGTGTGGATAGGGAACGGGCGCACGATAGTTTTTTCCGCAGCCGGTTCGTACAGCGACTTCAACCCGCTCGACTTGGCCGGTTCGCTGATTATGAGCGACGATACGCTGAGAACGAACATTTCGCGCCTGTATTCCGCGAACAATTATCTCTACATCTTCGGCGGAAGTTCGGTGAACATCATCTCGAACGTGACGGTTACGAACCCGACCTTATCGAGTACGGGAACAATCATCATACCGAGCGCGGTGACATTCTCGAACACCAACCTGTCGTCCAACATGGGCACGGACAACGCTGATTCGATTGTGCCATTGTCGCGCACGCTGATGTACGCTTCGGACTATGGGTTCTTCGGCATTACAGGCTCAACTCCGCAAAAGATTTCGCAGCACCTTGACGGTATATTTCCGTACATCAACTTCAATATCTACAACGCGACGGGCGGAACAGTCATAATCAACGGCATTCAGACGCTATGCTATCTTGTGAGCTACGCCGACCCAGTTGCGGGAACGCGCCCTTTGCTGTGCCTGTTCTCGGACAAGAAATGGTATTTCGCCTCGCAGACGACTGCATCGCCTATCGTGTTCATAGCCCAAGCATCGCCAGACCCCGATGTGCCGACGATGTGGGGCACGGACGGGCTGAACCTGTACCAACTGTTCGCCAACACCACAGCTAACATCGCGCAGACGGTAAAGACGAAGTTGTGGGACATGGGTTCGCCTCTGGTTACGAAACAGGCTTTGAAGGCTGGGCTTGAGTGCATACCGTCAACGGCTCCAGCTACGTTCAAGGTGAGTGTTGATACGGAGTACACATCGAACACAATCAGTTTCGGCACGGGCAATACAATGGTGTGGTACAACAACGCAGGCAATGTCATATCGTGGACAAATAACGCCGGACAGGCGATAACGTGGCTATCTTCGGGGTATAATTTCCTGAGGTCTGACGTGAACAACGTGGGAAATTATCTGGGGCAGACGGTCACATCATCGGCTCCCGGAAATGTTTATATCGGATTTCATTTTCAATACGAACCCCGCACTCCTTGGACGGGGATTCCTTGGTAGGAGAATTTTATGTCAGTGCCCAACATATTTGCGGCGGTCAACACGGCAACAGGCTCGCAACTTGACGCTAACTTCACAGCATGTGCCCAACTCAACGCGAACAACGCGTTCACCGGTACAAATACCGCTGCGACACAATCGCCGGGCGACAATTCGAATAACCTTGCGACGACCGCGTATGTTGCGACCGCCGTGTCCGGAACAACAGTATCGCCAAAGATACCAAGCATAACTGCGGTTTCAAGTGGAAGTGCAATAACGGTAAGTCTTGCTACCCAACAATATCTTGACTTTAGAAGTGCGACTTCTGGAAGTGGTGCGGTAACAACCATCCTTTGCCCGACTAATTCCTTATTGATTAGAACCAGTGACACATTGGGAACAGTATCGACCCAGGCCGCGCAGATTCAGGTGGTTGAACTTTACAACGCTGGGACCCCTGTTATTGGTGTTGTGAATGGAACGATAGACGAAACGATACCTTATGCTTCTGCCTCTGTACCTTTGTCCGGCGCTGCTTGTGTAACGGCAGGGCAGATTTACACAGCGACAGGAGTAACGGTTGCAGGGGGTTCTCCTGTGCGTGTGATAGGCCAGTTCACGGCTACGATTACGGGGGCTAACTGGGGGTCTTGTTCTCCTGTATCGGGGGTGATATTAGGACAGAATAGTTTAGGTTATGGGCAGACTTGGCAGGTGCTCACTGTTGGCACTACCAGGGTGGCTGGGACTACGTACTACAACACTACGGGCAAGCCCATCGTTGTGAGCATAAGCACATCTTCCGGGACATCCGGGGGCTGCAACATCACAGTCAACGGTGTGCTTGCGGCGCGGGCTTTTGACAACAGTGGTCAGGTAGGAACTTTCACGTCGGCGGTTATCCCACCCGGCGCTTCCTACGTTTGCGCACTGACCGGCTCTGGCGGTTCTTTCTACAATTGGTCCGAACTTAGCTAAGGAAAAATCATGACACTCTGGATTGACACCAACAACACTTTTCACGATGATGCTAACGGGGCTGCTTTATCTTTACCCTCTTGGCCTCAAGGTATGACCATCGCCACGCCAGCACAACTCGCAGCAATAGCGGCGGCACAGGACGCCGCACAAGCAGCATTGCCAAATCCTATTGGCTTCGAGACAGGCTTGCAAACCTTGTTTGGCGGTACTGTCGGCTGGAATACCGTGCTGACTAAATACCCTCTGATAACCCGTGCGCTTGCGACAAGTAACTGGGCAAACATTCAGGCGCTAATATTGGATGCTCATGCGAAGTCAATCATCACCCCTGCTCAGTACGCTAGTATTCAAGGATTGGTAACGGCCAACAACATTAATAATGTGGTGCTACCATAATGGACTTGACGATATTTAACGATACGGACGTGAACGACAAGGACGCGAGAGCGGATTTCCTGCTCGCCAACGCGCTCAGTCATTCGCAGATAGGCACGGTATTCGAGCAGCGCAAACAGCCGATAGTCGCGTATCCGTTGACAGACGTGGCAGACGAAAAAGATTGGCTGTTAAGGCACAACGACGTGCATCAGGCGGAGTTCGCACTTCTCGGTCTGACTGGTATGCCGAACTTGGCCGACGTTGATCTGACGAAACAGGAACAGTGGTGCGACTGGAGTTTGCAACACAGTTTCATTCACTTGTATGTTAATCAGGCGCTTAATATAACGACATGAGAGCCGAGAGTATAATCAGGAAGATGGCGAACCCAGAGTGCTGGCCTATCAGTCAGGAGGACTTTGCGGAGAGCATACTGGATGACCTGCATAACTGGCACGTTTTCGAGTATGGCGACGTGGTGTTTACCGTCGGCAAGCACAATCCCATCATGCACTTTTACGCTGATGAGTCGGGCGACGGATTCTATTCAGCGTGGAACAAATTTATCGCTGACGTGTGGAACACCATCGGGTTTAATTACATGATTGCTCCGATAATGAATCCGAGGATAAAGAAAGTGGCGATACGCGGCGGGTGGGAAAGCAAGGGTACCACCGAAACGGGCTATGAGGTATTTTACATCCAAAGGAGAACATGATGGGTGGAGGCGGATTTTCAGGAATAAGAAATGCGGCGGAAGCTATCGGCGCTGACGTGGGGAATTACTTTGCGCCTGGTTCCAGTCTTATAACCGACCAAGCAATAAGCAAGGGTGCCCAACAAATTCAATCCTCTCCATTGGGAGAGGTGGGACAACTTGGTTCAGGACTGGCCGGCGCTGGCGTTGGAAGCAGCGTGACGGGCATTCCCGCATCGCCTTCATTATCTAGCGACTGGGCGAATATCACCGGTGCATTGGGCGGAGGTGCGCCGTCAACAGGCGTGGGAATCGACCCGAACATGAACCCAGCAAACTATACGCAGGTGGCTGGTGAAACTGGCGGTGGCGGGGCGTTGAGTACGCCTTCCGAGCAGGCTGGCGTGAATGCGGTCTCACAGGCCGCTGCGACTCCGGTAGGGGGTTCGGACTTAGCAAGCGGCACAACCGACCCGTATTCTTTGGCAACAAAAACCACAGGGCTTAATGTGAGTTCCGGTGGATTAAATCCATCATCAACCATTTCTGGTTTGACAATGCCACAGCAGGCATCATTGGGTAATATGACAGCGGGTGGGATAGCCCCAACTACGGGAATAGGTAGCGGTATTTGGAATACCATCAAATCCGGCGCATCGGACTTGGGCATCAAATCGCCCTTGCAGGCGGGCGAATTGGGGCTGATGGCGCACAGTATGATGAGCCAGCCGTCATCGCAACTAAATCCTACACTGATGAACATGGCGGCACCGGCAAGCGCGGTATCGCAGCAGTTGTTGTCCAACTTCCAGAACGGGCAAATGACGGCGGCAGACCAAGCTAACATAGCCTCGTTCAAGCAGGAACAGACGGCGGCCATCAAGCAGCAGTACGCGCAGGCGGGATTAAGCGGTTCGAGCATGGAACAGCAGGCATTGTCTGGCATCGAGCAGCAGGCTACGCAGATGGAGCAACAGGCGTTGCAGAATCAGTTGAGCCAAGCGACACAAGCGGCGGGCATATCCAACCCGATTGTCAGTTCGGCGGTGAACGCGCAAATTCAGCAAGACCAGCAGGCGCAACAGGCGCAGCAAAACCTTATGAAAGCGATGGCGATGATGAGTGCTGGCGGAGGAGGTTCAAATGTCTAATCCACAGCAAATAACCGGAGTAAGCGACGTTCCCGCTGCATCTCCAATATCAGGTAATGGTTATATGCCTGTTGATAAAATGAAGTGGAGTGGGCAGGTTCCTCCGTCACAACAGCAGCAAATAATGGCCGGTATACAGGCGATGGGTGCTGGCGGTACAGAGATACCTTCCGCTCCTGACGCACTGGCGCAAAAACAGGCTGCAATCGAGTCTAAATACAACCCTCAGTTTTCCGATATTGAAAACCGCATGAAGGGTTCACAGCAGGAAATGGACAGTTCGCTTGCGGCACAAAAAAAGGTCACTCCGCCTCCTGAAATGGACTTTAAGCCAATTCTTAAGCAGATGGACGGGATGACGGGTCTTATGCTTGTCTTGGGCGCACTCGGCGGGCGCAATACCATGCAGCCCATGACTGCGGCACTGAATAACATGGCTGCGGTGCTGACTGGTGTCAAGGAAGGTAATGATGAGCAAATCAAGGCACAGAAAGAACAGTTTGATGCCAATTACAAGCAGGGTATGGACAGGTACAAGGCATTTGTGGAGGAGCGCAACGCTATTTATGAGAAGCATAAAGGCGACTTGGCTGGTATGCGCGATGAGATGAATGCGCTTAATCGTAAAATGGGTTTTGATGAGAAGCAGGCAGAAGTGTATGACATGCACAATATTGATAGGGATAAAATCTTTGCACAAGTAGAGATGCAAAAGAAACGGCTGGATGCGACTGCTGCCGCTTTGGAAGCAAAAAAGTCAGGAATATCTCAGGAAACAATAGATTTTTATACCAAGATGGCGCTACATGGAAACTTCCAGTGGAAGGTCGGATTGGGCCGTTCTGCTGGTGGCTCTCAGTTAATTACGGCAGTAGAAAAGAATATGCCTATCGAGGCCGAGAAGCAGCACGTCACGCCGGAAGAAGTGGGTATGCTGATGGCCGAATTTCAGGGTGTTCAGTCTGAAGAAAAGGCAATCGGGACGAGGGCGGGTCAAATTGAAATGGCTGCGAATGCGGCTAATTCTATGGCCGATATTGTTATTCAGACTTCGGATTCATTTCCAAGAACTCAATTTCCAAAAATCAATGAAGCACTCGCGTCTTTTGAGTCTAATACCGGAGACGTTGGGGTAAGGAAACTTGGCGCTGCAATAAACTCATTCATCAACGGTTACGCAAGAGCAATTAACCCGACAGGTGTTGCAACGGTAAGCGATAAGGAGCATGCAAGAGATATGCTCTCAAAGGCCGATTCACAGGAACAGTTGGAGGGAATTATTGCTACTCTAAAGCAGGAAATGGCGGCTGAAATGGCAGCTCCAACAGCGGTCAGAGAAAAGCTACGCAAAGAACGGTCAGGCGGCTCATCACCTGCGGCAAACACAAGTGGCGGCACTGGAACTGCCACAAATCCCATCCATTTGGACTAATTATGCCAGTCTATGAATATCAAGGCGTCCATTACGACATAAGCGAGACAGACCCATCTGTTGCAAAGTCGAAGATATTGGCGCACCTAGGAAAGAATGATACATGGGGCGGAAGCAAGCCTGTTGCTGGAATAGACAGGTCAAGATTCCAACCTCAAGACAAATTATTTCCCGGCACAAACGACTTTTCTCAAGCGTTATCCGATAAAACAACACAGCTTGGCACTCAACTTGGTGATGTTGCAACCGAGCATGGCGCATCGCCTCAAGTCGGCGGCGTCATAGCGGCCATCCCGCCCACCGTGGCGACGATGGGGATGATGGGGAGGGATATGTTCACTCCAAGCGGGATTAAGGGCGCTGCCGAGGGCATCAGGAGTCTTGGCGCTGGTGCGCTGAATTTAGGGCAGAGCGCAGTAAGCGGCACGAAGAAGGCTATAGACACGTTAAGAGGTAAACCGGCAAAAGAGGCTGCGGAAACCTTACTTGGAGAAATAAAGGGAAGCACTGAGGCGGCAAAAACAAATCTTATGCAGCAGGCCATGAAAGAGACTGCCGCTTGGGACGACATAACCAAGGCCAAAACTGACGCTCTCCATAAGGTTCAATCAAGTAAAGAGTCAACTGATGTTGCGCTTGAGAAATTCCCGAAAGAAATGGAAGCGGAAAGAAATGCACTCAAGGAAAAATGGGAACAGGATGTGATGGAAAAGGAGATGGGAGACAATCATATTCCACCTCCTCCGGTAAAACCAAAGTATCGCAGACTTGATAATGAAATACGGAATAGCGGAATACTGTCATCTGACGAGTTATCTGACATTCTAGGAACAGGCAAGGGAGAGGCAGGCTTAAGAGGCGGGAAAAAGGCGGTAACTCAAGGTGAAAAAGGGCGGTCAATAGACCATGCCGTAACATGGATGGTGGAAAATGGATGGCTGCCCAAATCGGTTCTGAAAGAAGCAGACGGCGGAGCGCAGGAAGCTCGTACAGTAATACGCAATGCTTATGACAAGCAACATGCTCCCATTCATCCAGACGACCAAGAGGAGATGTTTAAGCATGCCCACGAGAAGAATTATTGGGAGCAGACTTTCGGTCAGCAGGCGCAAGAAGTATTTAACAAGAGAATACAAAACACCCCTGCGTTTAAGAACGTCGTTAAGTTAATTGACGACAAGATTGCGAAGTACGCAGGCAATAAGACAGCGATTGCAGCCCTTGAAAAAGTCAAGGCAGATATTATGTCTCCAAACTTTGCAGGTCTTGATGTAGAGCGCCAAGCTATAGGTTCGAGGGCGTATCGTGATGCCTTATCTCCTGAACTACAAAACACCATGAAAGATATTCATGGAAAACTAACCGAGGCCATGAGCAAGTATTCCGAAGATTACGGAAAAATGCTTGAGAAGTGGGGCGAAGGAAAAAAACAAATAGAAACAATAGAAGAAGAAAGCAAAAAACTCGGCAGGCAAGAAAAGGCACAAATAGGAAGGGTTAATGCAAGTCAAAAGGCGGCAGATGAGGCTGCTGCAAGCACTTCAAGCAAGGTAAGCCAATACCAGTACGAGATAACCAAGCTAGATGCTATTAGGGATAGTAACGAAGTTGCTCCGGCTGCGCTAGGAATAGCAAAAAAAATGCTCGCAGATGGAAATATTGACGCACATCAATATATGGAAATAACAGGAAAAATAGATGCAGTAGAAAAGTTGTACAAGCAAACAGAAAATTACAATAAGGCGATGAAGTGGGCTCTTGGTACTGCCGGAGCTGCGGGTGTTTACGAAATTGCTCATCACATGTAAGAAAGGGCTGAAAGTGGCGACTAAACCAAAAACCCAAGTGGTGAACGCGGAACTGGAAAAGTTCCTGACAAAACTAATGAAGGAAGCCAATAACAGTAACGATATGTCACTGACGGATAAGATGCGGATAGTGGATAGAGTCCTTAAACTCGAAGCCATGAAAGCAAAAATTACTGATGATAATATGGGCAGCGGTTTTCATAGTGACGAAGATTGATTAAAACGAGGGGGCTGAAATGGAAGAGATTGAACAAGTTAAGTATTTGTTGAGATTTATCAAGGCTGGGAGTACAGTATTGTCGGCACGGATAGCGATGCTGCTGGCATTGATACTGACGTTTGCGCTATTTGCTTGGTGCATGATACTGCCGGATGTTTGGAGGTTCGCAACGGCGACGACTTTCGCCCTGCTGATTTTTGTACCAACCGTGATATTGGATATACGGAATGTGACTAAAGGAGAATGACATGAGCAATATCTGGAACAAAGCACCGCGAAAATTCGTTGACCCAAAAGCGCCCGCATCACAGCGCAGCGTCAGGCAGGACTTCGGCACAGGGAAGGGTAATCCTGACGATAACCCGTCAAGCGGCGGTATGCCGTTCCACGCTGCCTTCAGTTTCCAGAATCCGAATCCCGGCGCGGGCGTGCCTTGTAAGGGAAACAAAGTCGTAAAGGGGAAATAAGCCATGTCAGCCACACCTTTAATACCCAACAACATCGGCAACTACCGCTTCCTGACCGGCACGAACTTCGAGAAGGGTATCGTGGCTCACGCGGGCGGCGGACAGGCGCTTGCATACCCAATTACCGCACAGATGAGCCGCATCGACACGGTTGTTACAGCGGGCGACTCGGTGGTGTTGCCGAAAATCCTCTTGTATGGCGTGGCACAGGCCAACAATGCTGCGCAAGGACAACTGTTGTTTATCTACAACAACACGTCGAATTCGTGCGCGGTCTATTCCAACACGAACGATACACTGAACATTTCCGGTGCCGGAGTATCGCTATCCCTGCCTGCTGGCGGCACGATGATCGCATACCCGATTGACTACAATCAGTCAACGAACATCGGAGTGTGGAACGCTATACTGTCCACATCAGTTCCGGCGGGCTACTCCACCGACCAGAACGGGAATGTGACTGGGTTGGTTGGTCCTAATACGAATCCTGTTCCATTTTCTACATCCATAGCAGCATCATACTTTAACATCTTACCTACGAATGCAGACAACACAGCAGGATTTGCGGCTCTTGCCACTTATCTTGCAGGTCGGATGGCTGGTAATAGACCAAAAATTACTTTTCCAGCAGGAACCTTTTACGCTCAATCAATTAGTTTAAGTGTCAGTTCTTTAACAGGTGCGGGGATTTACCCAACAGTTAATTTTGAAGGGGCAGGCCCAACGGAGACATTGTTTAGCGCGTTGACTCTGCCAGGTAGCCCGACTTCATCTGTGTTCTTTTCAATCGCTGCTTCCTATGTGCAAGGCATTAAGATAGATGGTATAGGACTCGTAGGAAACTCTAGTAATACTTTACAAGATGGTTTAGCTATATATGCCGATGTTTTAACTACTAACAATACGGGTGGATTAAGTGATGGTATCTTTGAGCATGTAACTATATCTGGTTTTACTGGTCGGCAAATGTGGACAAAAGGAGGTTCATACAACGCTCTTTTCCCGATTCAGTTTTCCAAGTTTGATAGTATCGGTTTTTCTCGTCCAACAAGTGTTGGTTATCCCTGTTTGGAAATGTTAGGGCAAACCGGACAAATAAGTTTTATGGGTGGTTCCTATTTGAATGGAACAAATATAAGCACCAATGGGGGTCCCAACTTGGTTGTATCGCAAGACCATCGGTGGCAAGTATTACAACCAACCACAGAGTACCCAACCACTACAAGTACCACCCCCTCTTTCGGGGCTTGTTATTGGACTTCAAACTCATACAACTATCCATCTGAAACTCCTTTAAGGGTTGTACCAGTTCAGGGTCAGTCGCTTCTTTTCCCATCGACTTCTGCTGTCCCTCAACTAGCTATAGGCACAACTTATTGGCTTACAAGAATGAATTTATGGGGAGATTCGCTTTCTGTCAGTTTAAATGACACTGATTTTACTTTAGCAACTTCTCCCGCTTTGGCAGGTACAGAAGTTTATAGCTCGACTGGCGCAGTAACCATTTCTGGGACTACCCTAACATTGGCGGGTGCTAACGCTTCTCTTGTGGCAGGTCAAAACATAACTATAAATAATGCAGGAACATTTAATGTCTTTAGGAATAGTACCGGAGGCATATCACAGTACGCGCCTTTTACAACTTCCATCGCAACTTATGCTGGCGGAACTTCAGTAACGCTGGCAGGATCGGCTCCAACCTCTTTTACCAGTCAAGCATATTCTTATTCAGCTCGAAATGTTGTAACTTACGCAACAGCGGGAACTCCTACCAGTTACCAGTTTATTCCTTTGTGGTCTGCTCCTCCTGTAACAGATGGAACTGCATTAACGATACTTACATACAGCGAGAATCATCGTTTAATCACAGGTGATCCCATACGTTCTATCGGACTAACAACTAACATTACGAATGCCAGTTTAACTACTAATACAACTTACTATGTAAGACGAATCAATCATACTCAATTTCAATTGTATGATACATTAGCACACGCTATTGCTGTCAGTGGTAACACAGGCGTTGTAGTTTTAACAGGTAACGCAACAGACTGGAATAACTTTGGTTTTGTATTGAATGATGGGACACAAAATGGAATTGCTGGGACAAATCCAACAGGGTTAGTGGCACAAGTCCCTTACACCATAATTAGTGACAACTTAACATCACAAAATTCTGAGACTGGTGTTTATTTTAACAGTGTAACTGACTGTCGTATTACCCCTCACTTTGAACAAACCAGAAGAAATTTAGAAGCGTTTAACGCATCAAATGTAAATATTATAGGTGGTCATTTTACTGGGTCTCTGGATGCAGGAAGAGGCTCTGCGGTTATAAGCTCTGGCACTAATACTAATGTTACTGTAATGGGGAATCCCGAACTTGCCGCTTATGATAGGGTAATTTGGTCAATCAATGGTGGCACTTTTAATATAGATGATAACTCCCCCTTTTGGGTGCTTAATGACGCTGTTTCTTATGGCATTCGTGCAATAGGAGCGACTAAACAAGTTTCGGTAAGTACTAATGCGATTACTACAAATAGAGCAAAGACGGTTTTTATAAACCCAAGTGCCAACTATATTGCCGCTCTAATAAGTAATCAATATTCGGGCGCTCTAGTAACTACACGATGTCATACAGGTTCTCCTTATTATGTTGATTTTTATGGGAACGGAACACAAGGAAATTTATCTTTTTCCGTGAATAACCAAAACCTGTTTTTGGGTGGAGCATTCCGTATGCGTATGCACCTAAATGCTGTTGCCACCTGGAAGGCTTCGGATACAGATATTAATGGCTGGGAATTGGTTGGGACAACAGGGAATGTTAAATATTGGCAATATGTGCCTACGGCAACAGCTACCACATCAGGGACATTTACTGTATCCGGAACTAACCTACTGACTGTAACTGGAACTGTTACGGGTCAAATATGCCCTGGAATGACTATTTCTGGCGGCGGTACTGCGGGAGTTATACAATCTATAGGAAGTGCAGGTACAACTGGACTAGGCGGGACAGGCACTTATGCTGTAACAGCAGGAACAAACGGAACAGCTACAACGCTTACCCTTACCAACATCATTCCAACCATAGGAGGTGGTGACGTAGAAGTTGATCCTCTTATAGCTGGTGTTACTGTTAATGCTCCGGTAGGAAGCGCATCATCATTGCTCGGTCAAACACTCAATTTTCATTTTTTACAAAATGGAACTGGTGGTTATACCGTAACAATGAATGCCGTATATAAAGGCACTGCTCCCGGTTCTGGGACAGCAGGTCAACAAATATGGCTTAGTTATAAATCAGATGGAACTGGAAATTGGTACTTGGTAAGTAATTCTGGTTGGCTAACTTAACAATCCCCTACACAGAGAGGGCAAGGAGGGAACAAATAATGAACGGAACACCAGAAAGGCGAGCGCGAATACTGGGTGATGAAGACATCGAGGCCATACGAACACAGTTTCAATCCCCGCAACATAGCGGAGAAGGGAATAAGAATGAGTCCGGACAACTTTGAAAGACGTAGTGAACTGAACGATGTAGCTTTTGGCAGATTGCTCGAGGGTCAGGAGACCATGAAGAGGCAGATGGACGTTCTGACCACGAAAGTCGAAACGATAGAAACTCGGCTCAACACTGGGAAAGGGTTCGCTACCGGAGCCGCTATCGGCCTTGCATCACTCGGCGGAAGTGTGGGAGCCTTTGTTCATAAAATGCTGGAGAATGTGAAATGACTTGGACATATTCTCAATCAACCGGACAACTATCTGATGCGGACGGTAATTTAGTCGCTACAGGATACTCTGGGGGAAATTGCGGGAAGAACCCCGACGGTGTCAATAACCCGGCGCTCCAAGACCAAGCCTGTATCGGCCCGTTACCACAAGGTTTTTATGGCTTGGGTGTTCCCCAGGACAATCCGCGACTCGGCCCTTACGCCATACCGCTTACACCTGACGCAACCAACGAGATGTACGGACGTTCAGGATTCTTTGTGCATGGCGACACTTCCGCGATGGATAGGAGTGCCAGCGAGGGATGTATCATCATGCCTAGAACGGTGAGGGAGCAGATGTACAATTCACAAGACCACACGTTACAGGTGGTTGTATGAACCAGTTTGAGGACGATGATATTGATTTGGGCGAATGGGGCTTAGCCTGATGTGTCTAGAGGCTATGTGCGATGTTATAAATGTCATACATGGCAAAAGTTCCATGATCGATGTTTCATTTGTGGTGCATATTTGAAAGGAGTATCAACATGGCAAGTGTACGTGAAGTTTTGGCGGCCAAGATAGCAGCAGGTGAGGCAGACTTAGCCTCTTTGAAAAACGACTTGGCAGCAGAAGAAGCAAAGGCTAGGACTTGGCTCGATCAAGAAGTTGAAGGCATAAAGGAATTTTTTGCAAATATCGGCAAACATCTTTAGGAGAATGAAATGGCAAATACAGTAGAAGTAACGGTTGTAGGCACAGTGCAAGCGGTTGCGGCGACTGACATACCTGAAAGTATAGTAGTCACGCTTGAAGGTCAGACTAATGTCACCTTGCCCATCTCTGGCCCTTATGTAGCGACATTTAGCAATGTTGCAGATGGAACTTACAACGGAACAGTGCAGTCAGCAAGGGCTGATGGTAGTTTGATTGGTACAGCAATCGCCTACACAGTAACGGCTCTTAATGCTTTTGTTCCTGCGAGTGTTACGGTAAATGTTACCTCAGCATAATCATGTGCTGGCTGGTTAGATGGTGGGAAAGGAAGTGCCTTAAACGGCATAAAGTATTTGTTCCTCTTTGCGTGATGATAAAGGTGAAATGATGGACATTACTGGAATTGGTACGGCAGCGGAAGCGGCGAAGAGTATAATCGGGATGTTCTTCCCCGATAAAACGGCAGAGGATCAAGCGAAACTCTCTGCCTCTCTTGCGCTGTTGAATGCCCAGACTAATATCGATACGGCGGAGGCGCAATCAAGTGATCCTCTTCAACACTGGAGAGGTGGACTTGGCTGGGTATGTGCGTTTGCATACTTCTGGAACTTTGTCGGTCAACCGCTGATTATTGCTTTCGCTATCCTGTTCGGGCATCCAGTTACCCTCCCACAGCTCGACATCGGTCCACTAAGCACCCTAACGCTTGGAATGCTCGGACTGGGTGGTCTACATGTTGCCGAACGGATTAAGGGCGTATCGTAGTCATTCAGCCAAACCTAACGTTCGAGCGGGACTGCCGCGAAGCAGCCCGCGTCAGCCCCTCAACTCTACGTTAGAGCGCACCCGCGTTTGCGCCCCGTGAAATCCATCCCACTGCCTATCGGTCAATCGCGCGGCGTGATCTACCACAACTCCGGTCAACTCAAGTCCTCTCCAGCGATCCTCAAGCCATGTCGGTGCTTTTATCTGCAAGTCCTCGCGTCCAATTTTGCGCGCCAGCCAGATTGGATAATCCGTTTGATTGTTACACCAAACAAAGACCGATCCTTTCGGTGCTGCCTCCATTTGCCGCGTTGTTTCCCCGGTTCCTCGTTCCATGTTAATCTCCGTAGTAAAGTTCCGTCTAACCCGCCGTTCGAGTCGGACGCGATGAAGCCGCGCCGCTCAACTCTACGTTAGAGGGCTTCCCATTGCGCGCAGTCGTACATCAACTTCGTGCCTTCCGGCAATGCGTCAATCCCGCAATAAATTCCATCGTCAGGGTCGCGCACATTGTGTTTGCACGTTTTGCAGCCTTTTCGTGCAGGGTTCATCCTGCATCGCTGCTCATGCTCCGTCATGCGTTTTTTGCTCACGACGGCGCAATGCCCGCACCTGTGTTCGCAAAGGTAAGCTGTCGTTTTTCTTGGCATCAAAATCCCCTAACTTTACGCTCTAGCGAAGCGCCCGAAGCGTGGTTTTTCAATCAAAAATTTATACGCGCCCGCTCAACTACACGTTAGGCACCTCGCCACAATTGGCGCATCGCCCATTAATTCGCTCATGTCCCCACTGGTTACACGTTGGGCAGGTTATCGGGCATTCGATAGCGTGCGGCTCGTCTTCGGCGAGTTTTTTCATGTCAGCTTCGAGCATCAGCCAGGGCGATTTTCTCAATCGTCGCACGGCGGTATCAAGCCAGTCGTTGTCGTACCATCCGCCAACGATTCGATGCGCGATCTTCCTAGCCTCTTTTGCTGTGTGAGCGAAGATTAAACATGCACCCTCTTCGCTTCCTGCGCCACGGCTAAAACCCATGTAAATGTTTAACATTTCTACTCCGTAGTTCCGGTGTCTAACCCATCATTCAAGAGGGACAGGCCAAAAGCGGCCTGCCCCTTAATTCAAGCGTTGTGCGTCACAGCATTTATGAGCTTCGGTTGCAGCATTTCAAGTTGTTCCCGCAGCCCTTCAAACCATTCTGGTGTGCCGCTGCCGGCCTCGGTATATGCAAATGCCGCTGCAGTGTATTTTGTGAGTTCCAGAGCCTCAATTACCAGTGTGCGCAGTTCATCACGCTCGTTGTGGAGATCACCAACAATCTCACTCGGGCAATCCATCGGACGCCATCCTTTATCGGCATACGTTTCTATCGCCCTCATTAAAGCTCGGCCTACATCTGCCATATCATCATCATTAAATTCTTGTACCATATCGTTTTCCTCTCCGTTGAAAGTACAGGCCAGAAGCGGCGCAGCCCCTTAGCTCCACGTTATGCCCCAGCAAAGCGATGATCTGATGGCATCGTTATTCTTGCGAAAACTCTGTGTACATCCTCGCTTACAGGGATCGACTCATGTACAAAGTGATTGTTCCCGTAATAAACGGTGTTGCGCTTTAGCATAAAAGGTTCATTCAAACTGATTGCGCTACAATCACCGCCGACTCCGGGCAATCCATCGAATTCCCCAATCCATCCAAGACAAGATTCAAAGTTTGATGCCAAAATTATTCCGCCAGTTTCCGAGCCATATAACCTCATGTGATCTGGTGACGTTATTGCTGGCCCATTTTCCCCTACCTTCCACCCACCACCACCACCCCAATCTAAGACATTCCTGTCGTAGCTTCCGTCTGTATGTGCGCCGCCGCGCCGGAGTGTTTCGTTTTTCTTTAGTGTCTTTCCGTGTACGGTTAAAAATGCAGTGCCGCCAGCGTGTTTTATGTTCGCAAGCAGCTTTTCCGCCACGACTTTAAAATCATCACGCAACCCGTTAAGGGTGTGCAGGTCAAATGGCATCATCGAAAATTCACCGTCAAACATCGGCAACGCAATCTCGTTCGTAACAACAGCGATACTCTTCATTTTGATTATCCTTTCATTCAAGCGGGACAGGCCAAAAGCGGCCTGCCCCTTAATTCAAACGTTGTGCGCCTTCCGATATTTATCATTTCTCCGTAACTGCCATTCTCCAATTCCGATTGTTTCTATACAATATTTGTCAGGATCACTCCATGCGTATGGGTCATAGCAACTGCAAGATAGCGCCTCAAGAGTCTGCGCGCATACTGGGAAGCACATTAAATCATGCCCTACCACTTTTATTTTTCCAGAATAAAATCCGTTCTTGTTATTCGTCCTCATCACCGTTCCTTTTATTCCAAATCTCGGAAAGAGAAATATGCGGGTCATCACCGGCCTCGAATCTTAATTGGGTGGTAATTCTACATTCCGCGTTAGAGCATTCTATAAACCATCCGCCAACACTGGTATCAATTAGCGGGTCGCCTTCGATCATATCGAAAAACGCATTACTTCCGCAACAAGGGCACGGCTTTAGCGTTGTATCATTTTCATCGTTCATTGCGGCGAGTTCTGCTACCTTGTCTGTCCGCCATTGTAACGCATGTCGTAATTCTCTCCGTAGTTCCACTATATTCAATAAGTCGACTTCATCAGGCTCTAGCATTCTAATCTCCTTTACTTGTAGTTTTAGCACCTTGAATTCTCCCATACTCGAAGTATCGGGTAACCTCTCCTGCTACAAGATGCCCCGTTGATCTGGCGTGGCTAGCGGCTTGCCTTCTCGCTGTCTTGTAGTCTTGAAATTCTTTTCCGCAAACCGTGCAAGCCGCAATCACGCCCAAAACCAACCCGGTACGCTGACTTTTAACTTTCATTTCCCGTTCTCCTTAGCGGATTATTGGCCAGGTGTGTTTGATGTTTAGTACACCTGACCTCTACTTTACGTTGTGCGTCATTCCGCAAATCCATTAGTTTTTAAAGTGCCGCGCTTATCGCCAGCATCAATTGCTCTGGCAGCGTCGGCTATTGCCACTGGTAGCCCCGGCGTGCCGCTCACTTTTACGTTATGCCCCTTCGGGCGGTTTCAGTTTGTGCCGCTCTTTTAAAGCCTCTTCGATACATTCCAGCGGGACTGGCTACGCCGGCCCCTTAGCTAAACGTTAGCCGACAAGCACCCAGTTCATACACTCAGTTTTTCCGGTGATATGCTTTTCTCGCCGGGGGTCTCCAATTTTCATGGGTGCCATACAATACCAGCCGTTGGCTGATCTCATTGGGTAGGCGCAGTTATGGCAAATCATGCTAATCCCGCTCTCCGAGCAAGCAGCACAAAAGCAATTGCTGCCTGTTCCGGAACAACTCCGTTGCCGACGCACTTGAGGCGCTCTTTTTGGTTGCCGAAGTCCAGTCCAGCGGCATCCCCATCAGCCATTCTGAAAAGTACGGATTGAGCCTCTTTGTATGCAATCTGGGCGACATGTTGACCTTCAATGCTGAGAGCAGGGCTTCGCCATGGTTCTGAGGCGATGATGTCGCCCCATCGCGTGTCGCTTGGGCCAGGGGCGAAAAGTGGTATGCAGCACCGATCAAACCCACTTGATTGCTGTTTTTCGTTACTTTGTGACCATCGTCTGCCGCCATTGGTGGCGGCCAGTTGTGCGCCTGTGAGTTCAGGTCTATCGTGTAGCCCTGTTCCAGTTTCCGTTGATAGTTCCCGCTCTCCGATGAGTCTGGATTCTTCGAATCTCGCGCTTGAGGGGTCGCCCAGTCTCTCTCTCCACGCAATGCAGAACCATCTTGCTCTGCCGTGGCTGGCACCCACATCGGACGCTGAAATAGTGATCCATTCCGCGTCCCACCCGCAGTCGGCCAATTCTCCCACGACGCGGGCGGCGGCTCTTTCGTCAAGTTCGCCTTCCGTTTCGTCCATAACGGTGGCGGTGGCAGAAGCGATGCCTGCGACGTTCTCCAAAAAAATGAGCCTCGCACCGCTATCGGTTGCGATTCTGACAACCTCAAAGAAAAGGCCGCTGCGTTTTCCGTCAAGGCCAGCGCGCCGTCCGGCGACCGATAAGTCTTGGCATGGGAATCCTGCAACGATGCAATCCACTTTCCCACGCCAAGCTCTTGCGTCGAAGGTGGTAACATCGGCCCAGATAGGCGCTTCGTCCAGGCTTCCCTCTTCCATGCGCGCAACCAGAACTGAGGCCGCGTAAGCTTCCCGCTCAACGTAGCAACAAGAGCGATGCCGGATGCCCAAATATTCAAGTCCGCCACGGAATCCCTCTCCAAGCATTCCTGTTCCGGCAAACAATTCAATGGAATGTAGAGCCACATCACACACCACTCTCGCCATACAAAACCGATTTGCGATCCCCGGCCAGATCACCGGCGATGTAATGCAGCGCCTCAACGTAAATGCGCCTATGGTTAAAATCAACCTCGTCAAGTTCATCGGCAAGAAGTGCGAGTGCGCAGGCGATTTGATATTTTTTGGCTTCGGTTGTCATTTATATCCCTCCTGATGTTTATTGGATTTCACATCCCAATCCGGCAATGCTCCGCTGAAATTCTCGAAGCGTACCTGACTTCCGATGTAAGTTGCCCCTATTCGTCCCAATGCTCCTTGCCGATTTTTTGCTATGTGAATGTCGGCATAGTTTTTCCAATTTGTTTCAGGGTTGTCCGCCTCTTCGCGGTGAATAAAAATCACCACATCCGCATCTTGTTCGACGCTTGAGCTGTCTCGCAAATCAGACAGCTTCGGCTTTCGTGAGTTATCCGTTTTGCGCGAGAGTTGCGATAACAGCAAAATTGCTATGTTCAGCTCCTTGGCAAGCGCTTTAATGCTTCTTGTAATTTCCTCAATTTGGCTGTGGCGTTTATCTCCGTCCTCACCACCCATTAGCTGGAGGTAATCCAGCACCAGCAAATCCAAACCGTGCTTGCGCTTATGGCGGCGGGCGAATGTGGCTACTTGATAAAAACTCAACCCAGAACGATCAAGGATGTGCAAAGGCATCTCGTAAAACTTTCCGCTTGCAGCAGTAACTCCTTCCCATTCGGCGGAATTCATTTTTCCTGTTAGCAAATTGCCGAGGTAAATCCGCCCCACAGAAGCCAGAGCGCGGTCAGCAAGCTCGCTGGCGACCATTTCCATGCTCAGGTAGAGCACACCATAACCCTCCTGCGCTGCCGTAATGGCGTAGCACATACTAGCCGCCGTCTTGCCCATGCCAGGGCGTCCTGCGATCACAATTGACTGCCCACGCTGCCACCCACCGTTCAGGATGGAGTCAAGGTCAGTGAGTCCTGTAGGAATTCCCTTGCGGTCATTTTGTAAGCGTTTTTCTAGAACATTGAAGTGTTCGTCTATTACATCACGGATGCTGCGCGGATCATCGGTGCGAACCCCTTCTGTAATCTCCAGTAGAGCGGCCTGAGTTCGATCCATAGCAAGTGAAATATCACCCTTTGCAGATACAAGCTCGTTAAGTTCGTTCGCTACGGACATGATCTGTCTGCGTGTGAAGTGTTCGCGCACCGTTTTTGCGTGAAGGGAAATATTCGCGCTGCTGTAGCAATTTGATGCAACATCCCCGATGTAGGCCAAACCACCAGCCTGCTCAAGCTTTTTGTTGACCTCAAGCATTTCAGCAACTGTAATCGAATCCCATGTCTTCCCGGCTTCTGCCTGCTTGCGGATAGCACGGAAAATTAAGCGGTGCGCTTCGGAAAAGAAAGCGGCCTCTGATAGTTCACCAATGCGGTCTATAGCTCCGTTGTCGATGAGCAGCGCTCCAAGGATGCTTTGCTCAGATTCACGGCTGTGAAGGGTGAAGTTTTCTGTCTTGGCGTTCATGCTGTCACCGCACTAATTTCAGCTTCGAGCTGTTTTCCTTTTGCGGTCAAAAAATATTCCCCTTCGCGGTTTATGTTCCAGACGTTAAGCCAGTCTGGATTTTTGCAATAATTCATGAAAACGGCACGCCAGTCTTTGTATTTTTTTGGCTTCTTTTTCGCATCCAGCCAATCCCGGCGCTTAAAAGCGTTCCAGCCAACAAACATGATTTCGTCTGGAATATTTACTGATTGTGCCCATTTGAAAACAGGATCGTCCTTAGGGATCGGAAGCTCTCCCTTTAATTCGCAGTCTTTCAAGAATTCATCAAAAGTGAGTTCTGGAGAGGATTCAACAGATGTTTTTTTATTATCTTTATCTTTATCTTTATCTTTATCTTTATCTTTATCTTTATCTTTATCTTTATCTTTATCTTTCGTAGCTACCGTAGACAACGACTTTTCTACGGTAGCTACTACGGTCGCAGTGAACATTGCCTCAGGAAGCTCAGAGATCAGCGCAAGCATTGCGGTGTAGTCCTCCACCTCCTTGCTATTCAAGGCCTCTATCACTCGCGAAAGTGCCTCCGTGTACTTGAACCACTCGCCTCGGACCCTTGAGGCGGAAAAGAGTTTGTGGACCTCAACCTCAGACCTCATGTCGGTCTTTACTGAAGCCAGCAGTTCGTATTTCCCCCCGGCGGCGGTCTGCAAGTCCTTCAGACGAGACCATGGATTGCGGCTGACACCAATCTTCACGAGACCAGTGCTACGGCAGACTACGTAGTAAACGTAGTTGCTACCGTAGCCCTTGCTATTGCCATCTCCACCTGTTTCAATAGCGGGTTGCCGTTCTTGCCAGCCAGACAGCCGCTGGCCGTCGAGTACGCGGCCCTGCATCGATTCCAAAATGGCGCGGATGTCCTGATCCTCAACATCAAGCGCGCTAGCCAAGTCTTCGGAGGACATCGAGAACGTGCCTCGATCCTTGCTCTGAGATGCGTCAACGAGCAGGTGCAGGTAAACAGCCTTCACTGTGCTGATTGACTGCTTGGA